TTAACCACTTTTTGTAAATCAACTTTTATCATCCACTCTACAGCTTCGTAGGTTGTGGGATTCCAGCCTTTTTCTGTTATCTCCAATCCTTCCTGAAAATAGCTGGGCAGTAAATTTACCATCCATTTCTGAGAAACAGGGATAAACCCTATCGTAAATCCTTCAGCCAAACAATCAGAAACCATCTTATAAACTAACCCCATATATTTATCCAGACTAAAAGTTGTTTCTTTCATTATTATCCATCTCAAAGTTGGGCCTTGAGTATTCCAAGTGCCGCCACCAATAATCTCTCCCGTGTCATCAACCGCCAGATAATTTCGGTTAGCAGCATCGTTGATTATAGCTTTGGCTACTGTTTCTTTCGGGAAAGGAATAGGATTAACTATTGTACTTTCAATAAAAGTAGTAAAAGCAGATTTATCCGAGGTTTGGAATTTGCGGATTGTCATAATCAATCATATTTCTATTGTCATATACGCCAGTGCATTAACCGCTGCCCCTGCTGTAACTCTTATTCTCATTGAGGTTCCAACATCAATCACAGGTTCTCTCCCAAGCGGGAATTGTTTGGCATATTGATTAGTGGGAGCTACTAATTGTGCATCAAATACTCTTGTTGCGGTGATTGTTCCTTCTGCTGTTGCTGTATAACCAGAAGCAGCAGTACCTACTGAAAAAATTGATGTTGTAGCATCAATCCCCGAGTCAGGATCACTTAAATTAACAAGACCAGCATTAACATGGGCAGTAACTGTAGCAAAGACTGTCCCCGTCTCCAAAAGTTCACATTTAATTGGTGTAGCTGCGGCTGATCCATCAAAGGAAATTCCCCATTCAATTATTTTTCCATAAGGAACCGCTGCTCCAAGTTTAACCTGAAGCAAGGTTTTAATTGCAGTTCCAGTAGTTACTACTGCTTGAGCTGCGGTTGTTGGACTTGGGCCGTTAAAGATTTGAAATATCATATACTCTATATACTAGCAACAATTTTATTTGACATCAAGAGAGAACATACCCCTTCTTAATTATAACACTATTATGCTTCATCAAAATAACTTACCGACCAATCTACTGCCACAGCCGCCGATAAATTCAAATTTAACGCTGTCGCAGAGGCTGTCGCAAACAACCAAGCGGGGGGAGATACCGCTAAATTAGCACCGCCCGCAACTCCTGCTGGAGTCTGTAAAGTTACTCTCCAAAGTTCCGTACCTGACGCCCCTGATTGAAATATACAGGTTACGGCAGTTATTGATACTGTAGATAAAGAAAAGGCGTAGACTTTTAATCTTTTGGTGCCAGCTGACACCAGAGTATTATTTCCTAATCCGCTTACCTGCCCACCTACGGAAAGTAAAGTTTTTCCATGATCCATTGAGGTAATCTCGGCAAGTACCGCTTTTGTTGTTGGATTAACGGCAATTAAAGTAGGTGTTTCAGAATCAACACTAGAAACACCTATTATAGTGGTTACAAAATTTTCATCTCTACGGGATTGCGCCATAAATACAAAAAACTCCCTGAAGGGAGCTAAATTACTCTATTTTAATTATATCACTTAGGATGCTATAATTTTCTGGAGTCTATCTGCCTTTTCCTGAAGCCTCTTATCTAAGGCGTCTAACTGTTCTTTTTTATCTTTTAACACTAGTCGTTCCTTCTCAAGCATATCCCGATCATAGGCTAGTTGCTGTTTACCTTCAGCCAATTCCTTGAACCTGTCGTCAAGCAGTTTAATCTCGGTTTTCCTTTTGGCGACTTGGGCTTCCCGTTCGTTTAGATCAGCTTCAATTTTCTCTAAGGTAGAGTTAAAAGAGGATATAAAAGTTTCCCATGTTTTCCTTAAATCGCCTATCATACCTTAACATTGATTTCATCCTCAATCTTGGCACGCTCAGCTTCAACTTCTGTTTTTATGCCCCTTTTAGCAAATAACCAAGAGGCTAGTTGTTTTTTTATATGCTCGGCCACTTTAGGCTCAAAATAAGCAATATCCTTGCCGAGGACTACAAAAGGCGACATCTCCTTATTGGTTTTCTCGTCCCTCATTACACACTTAAAATCCTCAATATCGGGGTTATAGACAGGTATTTTATCAGGTTTTATTTCTTTAGGTGCTTCCGTAAGTATCGGCTGGGTATTTCCCAGCTTTTCCACCCTTTTTATCAGTAAAATTATGAGTTTGTGAAGTTTGGCATTGTCAAACCCACCCTTAACCTCTAATTGATTAAAAGCCTCATCATAATCTTCAACCGGAATGCCTAGAATCTCTGATATATCTTCTTTCATTCTGATGTTACTTCCTCTACTAAATCCTCCTGATTAGAGACCCCACTGGCAGGTTGTGAGGTCTCTATTTCAGCTAATAAATCGGCATCTGAAGTGGCAGTCATTGATTGGTTGGATTCAAGAGGCAAATTCTTTCCATATTCCTCAACCACTCCCCCCCATAGGGTTGCGATAACAGGTTTTCTGAGTTCTGGTTGGTTAATGGCAAATCTAGCCTCAAAAGAGGGTTGTTCGGTGTGTTTATCCATTAAAGCTACTCCCTTTTTAACCCGTCTATCATTTTCCCTTTTAACCTCATCGTCTGACCTGAAACTCAGAATCTTATCACACATTTCCTTGATATATTTTATGGCTATATAGCGTGGGAATACCGCCTCACCGCCAGATGACACTAAATGTGGAAATTTATCCCAATAAACAGTATAGTCCTCATCTAATGGATTCAGTACCTTACACCGATCTAAGGATTTCCGAAGTATCTCACGTTTGATAGCCTCTTGTTTCTGTCCTTCGGTTAATGGTTGGTTGTCAGGATTCATACGGCTCTTTGATTTATCTTGATATTTATATTTTCAGGCGTAACAGCTACTGTCGGCACTCTTAAATCTGGTTGAGTAATTAAAGTATTGAGTTTGTCAATAATAGGATTGATTAAACGTGCGTCTTTAGGCAGGAAATGTAAGTTTCCGAGGATTTGTACTAGGATTTTCGCTTCGTCTTGAGATAAATTTCCCATAATAGATATATTATATCAAAGTAGGAACTTTTAGTTACCGGAGTCTACTATATTTCCATCAGAAGCTCAACTTGTAGAAGCCTCAACCGAAGCATCCTGACTCCATGGGACCCAGAGACAATAATAGTCTATAACACCCGATTCAATGTTTGCTGCCCCTGCGACAGTCATTATAATATCCTGACCATTAAGGGCATACTCAGGGAAGTTATCTGCTGCCGCCGCCTGCTCACCTAAAATAAGATACGCTCCGACTGTTGCGTTATTGGCGACAAAATCTCCCGCATTTATATCAAGAGCCGCCTCAGTGGGTAAATAAATAGTAGTTGCTCCCGCTATTCCTACCGCATGAGTACCCGAACCCGCAAGATTGGTTGTGCAAATTCCAAATACTCTTGCCCTAACCACTCCCGTAACTGTAAAGATAGCCGCACCATCTAAAGTTCCACCATCATCACCCCAAGCGTTTGTAGTATCACCGGCAAAAGTAATTGTTTTCTTGGTAATAAGGCCATCTGTCCAAATAGGCACATGGTTTCCGTCTCTATAAAATGTTGATGTGATTGTAGCCATAGAAAAACCCGCCATAGCGGGGTTAAATTACTCCTATGAATATTATATCACAATGGGGATTAGACTGTCGGATTGATTGCTATACCAATAGTACCTGTTGCGGTATTGTATGCTTGCATTTGGATTCTACCTGAAGCTGTTGCTTCCCAGTCGGTAATACCTGTACTCAAAAATGGCTCTCCTGTTACAAGAACATGTCCTGTGGCTGTTTGAGCCGATAAATTCATACAAGCTGTAACTGCCTGACCGTTATTGGTTGAGAAAGCGTAAAAACGACAATTATGAAACTCGTTCCAGCGGTCTACGCCACTTGTTCCTGTTATAAGAACATGGGTTTGTGTCCCTGCGGTATCTGCGTGCATTGTAAATAAACAATCATCAAATACATTACGTTTTGCTCCACCCTCAAGTTCCAAAGTTGTATTTGCAACGCCTCTAGTCATTGTGTCAGCTCCAAGAGTACATCCTACAAAGTGATTCTCCTCTGCGGCGTTTAAGTTAAGCGCTCTCCAAGGCGTAGAGTCAGCCGAAGTAGCATCGCTGGTTCCCTTAAAATCAATACCGATAAACGCATTGCGATGACCCGTAACAGATACTGTTTCGTCAATATCGGCAGCACTTGTAAAAGTAAGAGTCTTAAAGATACACCCGCTTCCAGAAATAACAAGTGAACCACCTGTTGAGAAACCTACTCCTGCCCTAACATTTTGTTTAACTGGTGCGGCAGTCCCAACCAAATGAGTACGACTGTTTGACCAAGTAATAGCTGTAGTCTCCGCAGTTCTGCCTGTTCCCCCTGTAGGGGCAATAATCACAACATCATTATTATTATTAGTTGTTTTATCATAAGCCGCAGCAATTGTTGCTAACGCATCATCTTGGGAAGTACCGGAATTTGCAGTATCTGATCCTGCGGTAGCATCAACATAGAAAATATTACCAACGTGAGGTAATCCAATTAATCCCGCTATTTCATCAGGGCTAACTTTAACAAATCCTCCCTGAAATCCTGGTAATACGTCTTTTAAGCTTGGCATATTATGTTAATTCTCCTGTTCCATTACAAACCGGACAAGGTATTTTTCCATTAGCTGATTTTTCACCATCACATTCTCCACAAACCCTGACAATTGATTCTTCTATTGTTACTTTTGGTTCGTTTTGTTTTGGCATATTTATTGACCTCGCTCTTGAGGATTGAGCCTTAGTCAATCGTCAAGAATACGGGGCACACTCTGGCTGATACCGGAACTACCTGCATTGACATACCAATTACCTCTGATGCCGCATAAGCTACTGTTACACATCCTGCTGTACTTGTAGATGGAGCTACTCCAAGATTATCCACTGCTGCAACTGTAGCGTCCCACAAAGCTGCTGCGGGTCCACCTGTTTGAATCCACCCAAACTCTGCCGCCACAATGGCAAACTGTGATATTCCTGCTGTAGAGGCAACCGGAGTTGTAGCTTGAATAACAATATCGTCAAAAGGATTCTTAATAACAGTTACAGTGGAAGCTGCTGCAACCAAAGCTACTTTTACAGGATCAGCTATCGTGTAATTAACTGCGGCTCCTGATCCTCCTGTGGTATGAGATGTAATGAAAGATGATTGACCAATACCTGTGCTAGAAGAAATCATCAAGTAACCTTCGTCAAAATCGTTGGCCGCTACTGTGGTTGTGCCGTTAGTCGTGTAAACTATATTATCTCCAATGGCTGTCGCTGCGGCGGTTGCCATTGTTTGGAACTGTGCGTCTTGTGCAGCACTTGAATAACAATCACCCGTAACCGTTGCAGTTGCGCCACACTTTGCGTATCTAAATTTCCTGCCGTCAACAGTTTGGACTAACTGTCCAAGTGTATGATCCTTTACGGTATTGCTATCGTATAGATCGGTTGTTGATATTAAACTGAATCCTGATGGTTGTATCATATTAAACTCCTGTCACCCCCGTTAATTTTCCATTTCTTCGGGGTTCTTTCCAGCAAATCTGTCCGTAAATGTGAAATCTTGCGATCATGCCCGCTTGGTTAGGCAACATCATAGATGGTTGGTAAAACCAGCCATTGTATTCACTTGGCATAGTGTCAGCACCCGTTCCTTCAAACGCTTTCATTGAGCCTAGATTTACTTTCTCAATCTTACCCTGATATTCATCAGGTACTATTGTCCTCCCGTACCAGCCGAAAGTTCTCTCGTTGAGTTTGTACCAAACTTGAGAAGTTGCCGCCTTATCTCTTAATACTCCCGTACCCCTATGCGCAAGAACCGTAAATCCTGCGTTTGATCCGATATTGCCTGGCTTGACTATAGTATCTCCTCGGATACTCATTACATCATAACCTGCCCTGTTAATGTCCTGTCTAACTGTCGGAGTCATTAACTGTTCATATAGGTCAAATATAGTAAATGTGACTACATTGATATTAGCCGCGTCATTGTCTGTCCCTGAAGAAATAGCGGTATCTAATGTATTAAGTTTAACTAGAGTCAGAGTCCCACCTGATGCTGTTTCCGTTGCGCCAAGAACCGCATAAGTAGATCGTGACTGTCCACCGATAGTTCCCGATGAGTCAACTCCGATGGCAAGTCCCATTGGTTTATTTGAAGTCCCATCGGCAAATGCCGCGCTACCTACTTCCTGTAGAGCTTCCGCTGCCGCCTCCTCATATTTGAAAGCCTGTAGAGGAATTGTCCCCGTCTCACCTGAGTTTGCAAAAGCGTCAGCCATTACCGAAACCTCAGGCTGCATACCAGAAACCTGCGAGTAGGAAAGTGTAATAGTTGTGTCAGATGCCGAGGAGTTAAGAGTTTCAAGTCCTGTATACCATTGGAAGGCGTTTGAATTGGTAATCTTGGCGGTAAAGTCCATTGTCTTGCCGACTAATGGTTTTGCTCTACCCATTAAACGTGAGATATAAGTACGTCCCGCAAGAACATTATCAACTACCTTCCCATGAAGTTTACGTTCGGTAGTTGTATCAACTCTGTTTGAATATACGTTTCCTGAGTAAGCCATAAAAAAAACCGCCCTTTGACGGTATAAATTTACCTAACTATAATAATTATAAGTCAAAATCCTGTTCTGTCAAGTACCCTTTTCAAAGCTACTTCCCCATTAAAATATCAAGAAAAGACTTTTTACCCACGTATTCGTATCCCTCGCCCTCCGCCGGCACTTGACCACGCCCTGCGGATACCGGAGCGGACATTCCAGGTTCTTCATTGATAGGATGCTCGTAAAATATCTCTTTTAGGGAGTAAATAGGTTCTTTGCCGTCTTTAACTCTTTGTTCGTTGACTTCAATCATTTTTGAGAAAAGAGATTTTCTCGCTCTAATTCCTGGATCATTTTCATTTTTCTCATCTTCAATTTTGGGTAACTTGCCCGCTTCAAACAACTCATTAAGTTGATTGTCCCAATATTTATTAAATGCTGTCGCCCTTTCTTGCTGAAATTTACCAGCTTCTTCTTCTTTTCTCTTATTCTCTTTATCTTCTTCGGCTTTTAACTCTGCTTGTTTTTTAAGGGCAAGTTGTGTAGTCCACTCGGCTATCTCGTCATAATCTCTGGGATTTCTTCCTTCCTTAGCCCAAGGGGACTTCTCACCTGTAGCTTTAGCAAGGTCTTCCTCTGATCCGCCGGTTAAAGACTTTAATAACTTATCAGTCACATTCTTAGTGACTTCGGCTTCTATTGCGGATATATCAACTTCGGGTTCTTTTGGTTCTTCGGGTGCCGGTGTTTCAGGAGCTTTTGGTTCTGGTGCCGGTTCTTCACCCTTTGGTGTTTCAACGGGTGTTTCAGGAGCTTTCGGCTCTTGTGAAGTTTCTACTGGTTTATTTTTATCTTCTCCGTTCATAAATTTGAACTAACCTTTATAATTTGCGTACCTAGCTCTAACCGATGCGGCTGCCTTGCTTTTACTGGTTGAGTGTCCCACTACCTTACCTGTCTTTTTTTTAATTAACCATTTATTGCCTGACTTCTCAACTTTCCAAGGCACTATATATATTCTATCAAACCGCAAACTTTTAGAGATTTCTAACAGACCCATTAGGCGCACCTGCTCTCATTTGAGGTACAGTTGCAGTATTATTCGGTGTAGGATTCATTGGCGGCTGTGGCATATTACCCCCCATTTGCGGTTGCATTTGCCCCATTGCCCCCATCTGTCCTTGAGTTTGGTCAAACATGGCACTAACTTGTGCGGCAAACTCAAGTATTATTTGTTGTAATTCGGGAGGTAAAGCGTTAAATTCCTCACTTTGCAGAAAGTTAGTCAAAGTCTGCATATAACCTTCGTCAACCTGTTGAGGCAAAGGCGGCTGTTGGCCCTGAGTTAACATCATAATCGCCTGTATTGCCTCTGATGATCCCTGCCCGTTTAACGCGTCAACCTGTTGGTTAGTTCCTTCCAGCCCCTCAACGTGCTTCATAGAATAAGATAGAGAATCAGCCATAAAGTCAATCAATCTTTTTGTCCTTCCCTTTGGATCGGTCAACCCCACATCCTCATAGTAAGAGAGAGGATCAATCATTTTAAGTTGTGCCGCCTCTTTTGCCAGCTTCTCGGCTCGTAGCTTGTCGGTTGAAGATGATTTAATAACTACCTCCATACCGTCATCCACTAAATCCCTGTGAAGTTTCTTGTGGATTATTGAGCCATCCGCTCCATGCGCCTCTTTTAAGTGTTCTTCGGTGTAAAAGAGTTTGATAAACTGCATCGCCCATTGCGCCATCTTCTCAGAGGCGTAGTTTATAGTATCCTCAACTAGATCATCGGCTCTTGTAAAATTTGCTTCCCTTGCGATCTGGTTTGTGGTTGCCACATCGGTTTGTATTTCACCGGTTATCGCCTGTACGCCCGCCTTAGCTCTGATCTTATCAGAAGCATCAGCCTTGTCTTTGAACATCTGGGCTGAAGGCTGTTCTCCTGCGATAAAAGCGTGAACCTTATTGACATCCTCATCAACCAACATATCAACTTCAGGATCAGACATATCCAAGTCTTCTAAGTCCTCGGCTTTTAATCCGCCTAGTTTCGACCAAATATGCTTACCTCTTGCTCTGTCGATCATCTCGTCAACCTGCTGGCCTCTTTTATCTAGCGAGTTCTGAAGCGGTATTGACTGTTCTATACGGGAAGTTTCATCAATAGGCGTCTTTCCCCACTGTTCGTATCCTATTAAAATATAGGGTTTCTGCGGGTCTTTAAAGTAGTTTCTGAAGATTTGCCGAGACTGGGTAGATATACTCAATCCTTGCCCTAACGCAAGAGACTGTAACTGCTCCAGTCCTAGCTCTTCTTCCTTGTCTTGTTTATAAGTAAATAATCTTTTCTCACCGGAATAGTCAAAGTAAGGGTTCTTGCCTTTCTTAAGCATTACCTTGTTATACTTCCATAAAGTCCCTTCTATCCTTTCCCACTTGTCGCCATTTTTATCAAACCAAGTAAACCAAATCTCCATAATCTTGATTTTTGAGGCCATAGCCTTTTCGGGTATATCCTCTACGTTGATATTCTTCTCTTTTCTAAACTCTGCCAAAAACTCCTCTTTCTTATCAGGAAAACGCATTAAAACCTCTTTTGGAGTAATAGGCAGGTATTCTGCCACCACCCGCATCTCAGTCGCTTCCTTGCCTGATGCGTAGAAGTCAAAAATTACATTATCTGGATGGACAATAATAAAGTCGTAATCATTCTTCTGAAAGTCCCAGATAGCCTTAATAACTCCTATAAAGTAGACAGGATTATGCTTGAATCCAAGACCTAACACTTCACGCCTTTTGCGGGATTTTATATCGGTGTTGACCACTTCGGTCAAGTCATCGGCAACCTTCTTGCTGTCGGGGGTTTCATTGGTGGTGGTGACCTTGAAATCGGGGAGCTTTGACAACGCAAGAGGCTTAAGATGCGCCTCAGATTCCCATATCTCATTATTTATATAACGGGACTGGTAAACTTTAATCTCGCCCTTTTTGTCTTTTTCTTTTAACTGCCTGCCAAAGTAATACTTCTCGTTTTCCTTGCGTCTTGTAGTCAGATCATATTCGGAGTCAAACTTCTTTTTGTTATCTGTTACCCAGTCATCGATAATCTCAATTAACTTCTCATCCTCTATATTTAAGGCGATAGGGTCTTGCGCAGAGATTAAACCCTCTTTAGGTACAAAAGGGTTATCTACTAATTGTTCGTTCTGGGTTTGTTCGTTATCCATACAAAAAAAGCCCCATAAAGAGGCTAAAATACCTTACCTCTTTATTATATCACTCATTCGATGGTCCTGAAACAGTAATTTATACTGCATTTGGAATTTTTACATTTTGATATTTGCCCCAACCTGACAATCGGCTCGCCTATGTTCATGCTAGTTATCACGCCTATGTATTGAGTGACGGGGGCTTGACAATTCCAGCAAAAAAACATTCTTACCTTTCTATTATCTGGGTCTTGCGGATCGGGAGAAGAATAAATAGAATATACCGGCATCTCGTAAGTGTCATGTTTAATGATAATCTTCACATATATAATTATATAAAATCATCATTTTAGCCCTCCTATCTTACTACGTTTCATGCCAGCGGTAGCAAATTTCGAAGGATCGGGCATAATCTGTCCCTGATAATATAAGGGTGAGCGTTTTTTAATGGCGGGAGATACTTGTTTATACTTAATTCCTCCTAACTTAGCGTCAATCCACTTCAGATGCTTAAAACAATACCTGCTGGCATCTGAATTAGATACAATGGCATTGTGGGCTGTGAACATCCCTGTATCTGTCTCGATGCTGTATACCTCTACGTCTCCTGAACATAAACATTTTGCAGTTAAGACAGCAGAATTTTGTGGATAATCCTGCCCACGTCCAATATAATTCTTTACATCTTTCACATTGTCGGTTTTCCTTTTTCCTTTTTTTCCATGAGATTTTGGCAAGTCGTTGATGAAATTTATGTCCCTCTTTGCTACCATGCCATTTACTAGCATAAATTCTGGCGATTTCAATATTGGTTTTTGAATGAACCAATTTATTAACTCTGTCTTTTCTCCAATGTATTTTTTGATGCTCGGAATTAGCGTGTATTTCCAGATTTTCAATAAAGTTATCATCATAATTACCATTTTTGTGATGAACATGAAAACTCTTGGGTATCTTTCCGTTAAAGTATTGCCAGACATGAACATGAAGTCCATTATTGTTACTTTTTGCATTCTTCTCTGGACTACGCCTAAAATAGCTTTTATCGGAAAACTTTGATGAGGATGGATAACGTCTGTAGGGTTTACCGAGGAAATAAATACGTTCCACAATTTGTCCGTTTCCCTCAAGTTTTTCAATTGGTGAAATCCATCCTGAGTTAGAAATGGATGATTGCTTGTAACTTTCATTGACTGGAAATTTATTACCTTTTTTATACCCGTTTTCCCTTGCCATAATACTTTACTCCATCCTAATGGAGTCCATACCATATCCCCTTTGCATACCTCAATTATAGCTTTATATCCCCGATCAGTCAATATCGGAGTGTGTCGGCAAAAACAGGCATGATCAATTCCATCCGTATCCACATCCTCAACATTATTCTCATCATGCACCAGTTCGGGTAATTCTTTAATTAAATTTATACAATCCTCGGTAATCATCCAATAAGGCAACCCATCGGGGGCAATAGACATCCAATTATGTAAATTTTCCCACCCGCCTATTCGATCATTTGAGGCGGGTTTAATACTAATATCTTCATTTCTGAATTGATCGGCTATTGAAATTGACATATCCTGTCCTTTGGTAAACATGGCAGGATCGCCACGAGTCCACGATATATCACTAAGTTTTAATTTCCTCTTTCTTAAATTTTCCTTAATAATCTCAGCCCATGCCCTAGGTGTTTTATTAGTGCCATAAATCTCAAAAAATGTTCTAGCTCTATAAAATTTGGATTCATCAAAATTAACTACTTTTATTTCAGACAGAGTAAATGCAAATGGTGCAGTCCTACCCCAATCCATACCACCAACTATTACGTTCTCGGCTGTCTTAACGGCTTTGAAGGGCTTAATAACATGAAGATCAGTTCTAAACTCCTTAAAGAACTGTCCAGCAAAAGTATTCCAATCTCCTAACCGCCATGCTTTCCATAATTCTTCATCAGTATTTTTAAGTGATTCAAGTGTCTTAATATATCCAGGGTCAGCATCAAATAAAGAAGGATTGTCTTCAACTGTTGCGGGTATATATATTCTTGTCCTGCCTTCTGCCTCAAACTCGGTCATTGGTGGTGCGGGATCAACAAATCTCCTCTTTACCCAACCATGCCCTATACCCCCAGGATTAGTTGTAGCAAACACTTGTGGTTTAAGCTCAGGGATAGTTGACCGGCAAGAAGCGATGAGCTGTAAATATCTTTTCTCAAAAGGTATCTGAGTCAATTCTTCAATAACCATCATGTGAAATTCTTGCCCCATATATTTAGTGTAGGATTGTTCATCTTTCAAATGTCCAGTTCTTATTTGCGCGCCTGAAGGGAAACGGATAATAGCGGGCCTATAAGCTATATCAACACCCAAAAGATAATACATTCTCTGTGCCCTATCTATCCAATCGGCTAGATCATCTGCGTTTTTACGGATAACCAAGCCTCTAAAACGGGGATTGTCTAAGTACTCAGTGAGGAAAACAAGACCTGTATCAGTTTTGCCTCCCCCACGAGCACCGCCAAAAAGTACCTCAAAAGCCGTTTGCTGTAGAGCTAATTCCTGCTTGGGATGTGGATGCCATTCTGTCTTTGCCATTTTTTGCCGGTCTAAATATAATTATACCCTCAGTCCCTTGTAGCAACATCGGTTCTTTTGCATCAATCAATCTCTTTTTCAATTTTAATGCTGTTTCTAAATATTTATGCCTTATAGCGTAATCTTCAACTTCTATAAAGTCATCCGTTTCAGTTGAAGCGTCTACTTTTATTTCATGAGCAGTTCTTGCTCCTTGAACTATTTTTCTTGCACCAATCTGTTTAGTTGCCCCCAATCCTTCCATTATTTTTTGCTGAAGTACAATATCAGTAATGCCTGCTTCTTCCATGAAATCCGAATAGTCAAGTTTTGTAAGGTTTTCAGAACCTATTGATTTAGCTACATCTCTATCCTTACAGTCATAAACCTGCATAGCAGCTTCCGTAGCATTACCACATTCCAAATAAAGTTTCAGCCATTTACGCTGTTTAATTGTTAAATTATTATCTTTACTCATCTCTCACATACTCTCCTTCCTTCACGCTTCGATAACATCTCGGACAAACTTTGAAGTATTCTATTTTTGTGCCTTCTTTTAGATGTTCTTGAATTATGGATTGTTTCATTTGAATAGGTATCAACTTATTTACCCTTCCTAGAACTCCTGATTTATCCGCGTCAAAAGTCTCATGCCTCAAACAAAACCAATCAAAGAGCTTAACTACTTCCTTGTCTTTCCAAGCAATAGCTCCAATTTGTCCACCACGTGCTAGACTATTCATTTGGTTCAATTCCCTGCCGTTTTAAATCATTTGCGATTTCATCCATCCCCTCTTTAAGGATAGGATGTTGTTTTAAGTATATATCTCTTGCCGTAGGCATTTTAATCGCCCCTACTCTTGAAGTATTAAAAGTCTTAGTGATTGCTTGTTTTACCTCTTTTATACTTTCCTTGCTTATTTTCCCTTGCCCTAAAAAGTAACCAATTAAAAATGTCGCCAAGAATAAAAACCATTCTATAATCATATTTTCAATGCCATTGAGTAAGATATTCCCAAAGATGGCATTTCATTTTTGGATAAATCCTCATCTGTCAACTCCGAATCCTTCTCCCAATTATCAAAATAGCGGGGCAAGACTACTTTAGGAATAGCCGGATCGTCAGCTGACAGAAGGTCAACTATAAGCCACCCATATTCAAATACTCTGATTACGAGCCAGGGTTCAAGTATAGGTTTATGCCTGATTATCTCACCTACTCTTAATGCTTTTAGCATAGCTACTCCCTATAATACGAGTTGCTTTCGCCACTCCACACATCGGAATTATCCATAGCCTTTTTAACTTCTTTCTCGGTTACTTCAATTCCTTTTATACCATATTTTTGAATATATCTTTTGGAGACTTCACCTGATCTGTAGGGCTTTAGGATATCATCAGCATAATCTACTCGTTGGCGTTTGATATCATCGGAGGTAAACTCAATATAAGAACCTGGGGATTGTTGGGTTTCTCTTTTCTTTTGGCATTTGATACCGATTAAAATTCCATAGATAGGATGCAATATACTAGGCTCACTATTACAATTAGGACAGTTTCTCATTCTTTTCCTCTATCGGTACTATTGTAGTCCCAATAGTCATAATTTGTATCGCCACACTTACCGCATTCTTAACAGCGGATGAAACCACTTTCTTAGGATCGACAATACCCTTTTCAATCATCCGCACTAACTCGCCAGTCATTACATCAATTCCCATTCCCTCTTGAGGGGCGATTACTCTTGCTTCCATTTTGCCGGCATTATAACCGGCATTTTCCATAAGTTTAGTAAAAGGTTTTATTAGGGCATTGCGGAGTATTTTTGCTCCCAGACTTAAATCATCTTTTAAGGCATCTTGAGAAGCAAATAGAGCTATTTCCCCGCCCGCAACTATCCCTTCTTCAATCGCAGCCTTAGTAGCCAATACCGCATCCTTAACCCGTTCTTTTCTCTCTTTCATTTCAATCTCGGTATCTCCGCCTACTCTAATAATCGCCACGCCATTAGACAACTTGGCTATCCTTTCCCTTAACTTCTCCTGTTCGAATGGTGATTGTTCTTTTTTTAATGCTTGCTTCAAAGACTCCACCCTGTCGTTGATCAATTTCGGATCACCTTTACCACCAACGATAAGAGTAGAGTCAACAGTTGAGGTAATTCTATCCGCTTGTCCCGCCATCTCAAGTTTTGCGTTCTGCCAACTCATACCCGCATCATCAGATATTAAAGTTGCCCCCGTTAAAACGCACATATCCTGCAATATGGACTTTTGTTTCTCGCCAAATAGAGGTGCTTTTACAGCCGAAATTGAGCCAATCCCTCTGACTTTATTGACTACCAATACTTGCAAGGCGGTATCGGTAATATCCGGCGCGATTACCACAAGTTTATTTGAAACTTTAGAAAATTCCTCTAAGAATGTGGTTAAGTGTTGACCTACAGATAAGTTTTTATCGCCTATTAGAATATAAGTATCCTCAACTGTCGCTTCCATCTTGCCAGGATCGGTTATAAAGTAAGGCGAGATATATCCTTTGTCAAACTGCATCCCTGTTTGTTTCTCAACTATGGTTTCTGAAGATTTGCTCTCGTCAACTGTAACAATTCCATCAACACCCATCTCATCTATGGTTTTAGCAATTAGCTCTCCTAATCGTTCATCTTCGGCAGAGATAGTGGCTACTTGGATTTTCTCCTCTAAAGTTTTAACGGGTTTAGCGATAGAATCAAGATATTCCAAGACTTTATCCCGTGCATCCTCAAGACTTCTCCTGATAGTCATGGGGTTCTCACCAGCAGCGACTATTTTCATGCTTTCGGTGACTATAGCTTCGGCTAAAATAATTGTGGCGGTTGTCCCGTCACCACAGGAATCTACAGTTTTTTTTGCGGCTTCTTTTAATATCTTTGCGCCTAAGTCCTCATGTTTATCTTCTAAAAAGATAGCTCTGGCGGTTTCCACCCCATCGTGAAGCACGATGTAATCGTTAACCCTGTCTATGGCAACATTAAGTCCACGTGGCCCTAACGTAGATGAAACAGCCTTAGATAAAATCTTCACTCCTTTTAATAATTTTGCTTTCGCTTTTTCATCAAACAAAATATCAGTATGCATAATTTAACCCCCTTTTTGTCATACTAATCTTAATTTTAGATTCTTCCGTGTGATGTTTCCCAAAAAAAGGATGGTTTTCTCCGATCTGTTTTTTTCTCTTTTCTCGAATTATTGTTTTACTCTCTTCTGTATGTTTTTTACCTTTAAAAGGATTGCCATGTTTTTCTTGAAAATATTTTATATTGTCACCAATAGTTACAAATCTTAAATTTTCAATTCTATTATCTAACTTATTTTCATTTATATGATCCAAATATTCAGTAGGTAACAAATATCTACCTAAGTGTTTTTCCATTACTAAACGATGTTCTCTAATATAGCCTCTACTATCTGCAAAAGGGTGACTTGGAACATAAATCAGCTTATATCCATTCCAGCTAATTCTATAACCAGGTTTCCGATTAGGAATTATCCCAATTGATTTCATTCTTCTATAAATAACGGATCGTTCACAATTAAAGAATATTGCAATATCTCTTATTTTTAATCCTCTATTGTATAATTGCTCTAATTTTTGATTACTAATGTCAATTTTTCTCATTCTTTTACACCCATAACTATATGACGGAATGGGACTAATACATAATCCCTTCCATTAAGATTGACTACATCTGAACTCCAATTCTTGTAATAAACTACATCCCCAATTTTAGCTGGACATTTAAAAATTATGCCAGCGTCTGTAATGTCATTAGTCTTGGAAATTAAAATAATGCGACCCTTTTGAGGTTTAGTATTTGATGTATCGGGAAGTTCAAACTTACCGGCACTTTCCTTAATAGTCTCAATTAAAGCCGTGCCATTATAACATTCAAGTTTCTGAACTAAATCGCTCATAACCTATCTTAATATACTACTATAAAACATTGATTGTCAAATATACCTCATTCATCTCCCCTAAAGTTAAAATAAAAAGAATTACAAAGGTTAAGATTACTCCTGTTATTAGTCCTGAGATAAAATAAATCATTTTCTTTTAGTCCTTTTCAATTTTCCTTCTGCAATTAACTCTCCATCCCAGTACACTCCGTCAGATGTAATTATTAAAGCATGCCATTTATCAGTCTTAATCCACTCAGGAGTAGGTGGTTGCCCAAACATTAAAGTAAAACCATTACTTTGATGAACTCTCATCCCTTCAACCCTACTTCTTAGCTCGGACTTACTTTTCTCCATCTCTGAGGTAAAGAGGGATAATAATTCTTCTACAGCCAAATGTCTATCTTGATTCAGTCGCTGTAGACTTCTATCATTACTATTTTGGTCTTTTGCTTCCACCAAAAAACTATCAATTATTCTATATATTTCTTCCCTTATTTTTGAATCTATAGCTTTGTCCATTCTTTTTCTCCTCTCTCTAAGTTATTGGGTAATGGGTTAGTTTCTAAGTTTTTCTAACTTCCCCCGATAATAATTTTCTATCTCTAAAAATTCACTCGCAGTCCACTTGACAATCTGATTGCTCAAAATCACTAAATTCTGGTATCTCTTGACTCCTAATTCTTCCATAAGTTTCATAGTAAATACGGGATAGTTCCCGTTTAAGAATCCATTACATTTTTGACACTGAGGTCTGACAACTTCTTCCATAAATAAAACTGCATTATTTCTCCCTCCTATTCCATGTCCTGCCTGAGCATCTTCAAGGGTCATTTTCTTTCCACAGGTATAACAGACCAAAAAACCATTTTTGAGATATTTAGTCCTAATAAATTTACTAAAAGCATCCCAAGCCGCTTGCTTCCGAACTTTAAGTTTTATAATTAAAGGTCTGCCTTTTTTCATGGATTAATTGACTGATCTAATAATTGATCTAATAATCTATAAAATGCCTGCCAAATAGTTTTTAATAGTCGCATACCTTATTTATTTTTTAATGTTTCTTGAAATAATTTTAATAAATTTTCTGCCACTAAATGTCTATCTCTATTTAATCGTTCCAAACTTCTTTCTTGACCATATTGGTTTTTGGCTTCCACTAAAAAACTATCAATAATTCGGTAAATTTCAATTTTTATATTTTTCATATCCCTTATTTATTTTTTAATGAGTTTAGGTAATCTATAATTTCATTGATTTATCTTCGGTATAGTTTTCTTTAAACCCCATGGCTCTTAATAATTTAGCGATATAAGGCGATAGTATCAATCCAGCCCCACCGTTCCAATGTTTAGTGTGTGCAAGTAGATTCTTAATTTTTTTTTCCTCTATTCCCTTACTATTAGATTGATGTTTCATAGTTGTCTTATTTCCAGTTGTAGTTGTAAACTTAGTTGTCATATCAAAGTATTTATTTAGAGATTAGCTCTAAAAAATGCTTCTGCAAAACCTCTAGGCGTAATGCTTCTTACAATCGTTCTCCAAGTTAAGCCCGTTTTTTTTGATAGCTCTCTGGTAGTTGATCTTGTTTCATGTGCTTAAAATGCTCTACCTCTTTTACAAAAGTCCCTTCGCTATTTCCAAACTTTTGAGGCTTTACTGGCTTCTTTTTGGGTTCTTTAAAATGTCCCCATAAATAGGTATGCTTCGTGTAGGGATCACCAAAATCAAAGGGATCAAATTCAAATGCTTGTTTGCCAAGAAATCTATCAAGGTAGCCTCGTGGATTTTCCAATGCCCAGAACTTTAAACTATTGTCCTTAATCCTAAAAGGCTCATATAAACACTCGTGGATAATATCTAAGCAAGCCTGAACTATGGAATAGCCTTCCCTTAAATCCCGTTTCTTTTTAGCAGTTATATCATTTCTCGCTATAGAGAACATTGTGCAAGGTGGGGCTGCAAGTATTCCATGCACCTTATTCCCTCTAACTAATTCAATAATTTCAGGATAGTCTTTCCATCTTAAAATGTCGTAATCAGGTAAAGTAATATTTATAACCTCATAACCGCTATCAACATAAGGTTTGCTCCAAGCTCCTGTTCCTCCGCAAAGATCAAGAACAATTTTTTTTGTGTTTTTCATATAGTCCTTTCTTTCTTGTTTTAACTTACTATTGCCGTATCTCTTTGATGTTATTCAGAGTTATACTTCCTAACACCAAAGGCATATTGCAAATTAGACTTTTTGGGCTTTAATAAAATCCCTTAATTTGTCTAGTAATTCTGTAGTGTTTGATATAAGGATATTTTTACTGAGATATATATCTTGCTCTTTCCCCTCACGCTCACCCCTACCCATACCTGATACTTTTAATACCCAGCCATTATCTGCTTGATCTATCCATATACTTGATATTCTGTTAATGTTATTATTCATATTCTACCTCCTTTCTTGTTTTAACTTAGGGATTAGTAAACTCTAGTTGGGCGGATAAGTAGCACTTTAGATACTAAACTTTTTATCGTTCATATCGCCATATCCGACCAATACAATCTACTAATTTTTAATGTCCT